ACATTTTGATCAGTATTTAGCACAATTATTGGATTTTATTAAGACAGGAAAGGAACCTCCGATTGTTTTTGTGACTCCCCCAAAGTATGAAACGAAGTACTCTTTCTCTAAGCAGCATGATGATGCTGAGTGGACGGCGATGCAAGAGTCTCTAAGGGTGTTTAATATTCCTTCTGGGATATATATACTCTTGGAGCGCCTTTCTAGTCATTTTCGTCATGCTAAGGAGCGTGGCTGGGCGATACGTATTGGCCATAAATGGCCTCATGGTGGAGCTGATACTATTGCCTCTTGCTTGGGGATCGATGCTCAAACCTGTTGGCTTCTTGAGTTGGTAGAGAGTGATGTTAAGAAATTTGATCAGTCTGTTCTTGAATCAATGATTAATCTCTTTTATTCTACGATGCATATTCATCAGGCTCCCGGTCCAGATACGGAGATTTATGAGAAAATTACGAAATATTTGTTAAAAGTTATGTTAAATCGTTTGACTCGTATACTTGGAAGTTTATGGGTGGTTGTTAAAGGTGGAGTCCCTTCTGGAATTTGGCAGACGTCCCATATGGACTCTTGGGTTATGTTACTTTATTTCTGTCTGTTTTGTGTCTACGAGATAATGCAGGAACCAGATCTTGCTACTCGGTATGTAATGGAATTGGAGTTTCTTGGTATTGTCCGAATTGTTGTCTATGGAGATGACCACCTGTTTCGCAAGGGTGGGGGTTTGGGTGCTCATCGATTTTCTGGAGTCCTTTTTGCTAGTTTCTTAAAAAAACATTTTAATGTAGAGCTACGAGACTTGAAGGACGGTGTTTCGTTTTGTAGCGTGGTTCAAGATGGATGGTTGATAATGATGGGGGCGACTTTTTTAAAGCACCAGTTTATTTTGAACCCAGCTTGGACTCCGACGAATGGTCAGTCGGTATTTCTTCCTTTTAGAGAGTCTCGGGAGTTCTTAATTCGTGCTATATGGGGTCGTGAGGTTCGTGTTCGTGATGAGATTGATGTTCTTTTATCCTTAATGGGGCATGCTTATGGGACATATGCGGCGAATCGAGATGCGTATGACCGGATGCTTCTTTTGTACTCTGAAATAGTTGCAGTGGTCGGCTTGGAAAATTTGGGCCAGCGGCTGATTGATCGTGTAGGCCATGAAGAATTGAAGAAGATTCGTCAGTTGGGGATTACTGAGAAGGATTTGTTATCGGGTTTTCCGTCGTGGGAAAAGTTAGTTGAGAAAAATATCTATGATGCTTCTTATCAGGATGTTTCTACGATGACATTAGATGCCGCAGATCCCTTGTGGACGGGGTTAGAGTAGTATGTTGTTGTTTCCGCAAATGACTGGGAGCGGTATAAAAAATATCAGGTTAAGGAAATAGAGCTTTGTCTCCGCCTAGTGCGTGAAAAAGGAAATTCAGCTAAAA